AAATAGTCAGTATATTCGTGTTGTACCTAACTCAGTAGCAGCCACTCCTAACTCATTAGACAACAGTGGTGCTTATATATCAGCATCATACTCAGCATCATTACCAGCATTAGGTAGTGGTTCATTTAATGGTTCATTTGCAGGTGGTTTAGCAGCAACTAATCGTACAGGTTCATTCTTCGAAAGTATAACAAGCACAGCAGCCGAATGTCAAGGATTTGCAGCTGGTGACTACTCAGCAGCATTAACATTACTAGCAAATAAAGACGAATTTGATTTTAACTTACTAATAGTACCTGGTACAACATTAGGTACAGGCCCATTAAGCTCAATATCAGATGATACTATCGCATTAGTAGAAGGAAGAACAGACTCAATGGCTATAGTAGATGCTACAGCATATGGTCAAACACCATCACAAGCTGTAACAGCAGCAGGTGCAAGCACTTCAAACTATGGTGCTACTTACTACCCATGGGTTCAAGTATATAGCTCTAACTTAGGTAAAGCAGTATGGGTTCCACCTTCAGTAGTAATGGCAGGTGTATATGCATTCAACGACCAAGTTGCCGCTGAATGGTTCGCACCAGCAGGTTTAAATCGTGGTGGAATTGGATCAGTAATACGTGCAGAACGTAAATTACCTCAATCAGACCGTGATACTCTATATTCAGCAAATGTTAACCCATTAGCTACATTCCCTGGAAATGGTGTTGTAGCGTTTGGTCAGAAAACATTACAAAAACGTCCAACATCTCTTGATCGTGTAAACGTTCGTCGTTTATTAATAACACTAAAACGTTTCTTAGGAAATACTGCTCGTACATTATTATTCGAACAAAATACTCAAGCAACAAGAAATAGATTCTTAGCAGTAGCTGAACCTTATCTTGAATCAGTAGTTCAACGTCAAGGTTTATATGCTTATAAAGTAGTAATGGACGATACAAATAACACTCCTGATGTTATTGATAGAAATCAATTAGTAGGTCAGATTTACATCCAACCAACTAAAACAGCTGAGTTTATTATATTAAACTTCACAATCACTCCAACAGGAGCAACATTTGCTTAAATAATTTGGTAGGGCCCAAAAGGGCTCTGCCAATTTCTCTAAACTACAAATATTTATTACTAGCAAACAATATATAAACCATGCCTAGAATTCTTGACAATAACGAAATCTTCTTTACCGCTTTTGAACCTAAAGTGCAAAATCGCTTTATATTTGAAATAGACGGTATCCCAGCATATCTAATTAAAAAAGCTTCATCTCCATCATTTGAAGCTGGTGAAATAGTATTAGATCACATCAACATTTACCGTAAAGTTAAAGGTAAAGTTAGATGGAATGATGTTACTATTGAACTTTACGACCCTATCACTCCATCTGGTGCTCAATCAGTAATGGAATGGGCTCGTTTAGCACACGAATCAGTAACAGGCCGCGATGGTTACTCTGACTTCTACAAGAAAGACGTAACTATGTCAGTATTAGGTCCTGTAGGTGACGTGGTAAGTGAATGGAAAATCAAAGGAGCCTTCATTAAATCAGCCAATTTTGGTGATTATGATTGGTCTTCAGGTGAAGCAGCAGTAGCACTTAGTGTATCACTAGGTATGGATTACTGCGTATTGAATTACTAAGAAGCAATACCCCCTAAAATACGAACCCTTCAACTTTTGGTTGAGGGGTTTTTCTTTTATATATTTATATACACAAAATGAAAATGTTATATGAGTGAATTTAAAATCCCAACAGAAGTTATATCTCTCCCTTCAAAAGGTTTATTGTACCCAAAAGAAAGCCCACTAAGTAAAGGCGAAATAGAAATGTCTTACATGACAGCAAAACATGAAGATATTCTAACAAATACAAGTTATATTAGAAATGGTACTGTAATAGATAAATTATTACAAGCATTAATCATAACACCAATAAATTATGATGATTTATTAGTAGGTGATAAAAATGCAATATTGATTGCTGCTCGTGTTTTAGGTTATGGTAAAGACTATTCTTTTAAATACAAAAATAAAGATGGTCAAGAAGTAGAAGGTAAAGTAGATTTATCTATACTAGAAGATAAAGAAATAGATGAAAGTCTAATTAAACCAAACACCAACAATTTTGAATTCACACTACCTAAATCAGGCAATAAAATAACATTCAGATTACTATCACATGGTGATGAGAAAGCCATAGAAGGTGAAATAAAAGGTCTACAAAAAATAACACCACAAGGCTCATTTGAAGCAACCACTCGCTTAAAATACATTATAACATCAGTAAACGGCAAAGCAGACACCGCATCTATACGTGAATTTGTAGACAAATATCTATTAGCACCAGACGCACGCGCTTTACGTGAATATTATAACAAGATACAACCAGATGTTAAAATGACATTTACACCTGATGATAGTGAGGAGGCTATCAATATTCCAATAGGGCTTGACTTTTTTTGGCCTGACGCAGGAATATAGACTAATACTATTTAGCGAAATACATGATATGGTATTTCATGGGAATGGTGGATACGATTGGAATACTTTATATAATATGCCTATATGGCTTCGTAAGTTTACATTTAATAAAATTAAAGAATATTATGATAAACAAAACGAAGAAGCTGAAGCTCAACGTAAAATGTTAGAGAATAAAGGTAAACCTGAAATATCACGTCCCGACGTGGTTCCAACATATTCAACAAAAGCGGCTAAAAAATAGTCGCTTTTAATATTTATACGATATAATATAATATAATGGCTGATTTAGAAAACGAATTATTTAGTGAATCAAGTAAAGAAAGACTAGAAGAAACAGTCAATCTAAGTAGACGCTTGGTTGAAAGTACACGTGAACTATTAAAGTTAAATAAGGAAATAGACACCGAAACTTATAAAACATTTAATAGCAATGCAGCCAAACTAAGCAAAAATCTAGACGAAATATTAATAAAATATTCGGGATTTGAGAAATTAGAAATAAAAAAGAATACAGCCCTTAAATTACAACAAACTATTCAAAAACAACTTACAGGGTTAGAGAAAGAAAAAATAACTCTTGAAGGAAATAGTTTAAAAGCCGCCCAAGATACCTTTGATAGCCTAGAAAAACAATACAAATTATCTACTGAAAGATATAAAAAAGACGAAGCAAGATTTGGTTTTTATAGTAAAAGGACAAAAATATCTAGAGATCAACTATCGTTAGACGAAAAAGCTCGTAATATAGCTAAAGAAAGACTAGATTCTCAAAAGTTTGCGATAGATCAAGCGGGTAAAGTAATAGAGCTAGCAAAAATAGAATCAAACGAACTTGAACTATACATAAAAAATTGGGATAAAGCAAGCAACAGATTAGGAATAGCTTCAGGAATACTAAAAGGAATATCTAAAATTCCAGTAGCAGGAGATGTATTTAAAGCTAATGATGCATTATTTGTAATGCAGAGAAGTCTTATTAAAGGAGACAGTTTATTTAGATCTTTATCTAAAGGAATAAAAGTAGGATTTGAAGATATAAGTAAACCTTTAATTGTATTAACAGCATTAACTAAACTTTTTAAAGCGGGTCTTCAAGCAGATGAACAAACAACAAAATTAGCTAAATCTTTATCTATATCAAAAGAACAAGCATCTGGTATAAGACAAGAATTTGCTGCTTATGCTCGTACTAATGAAAGTAGTTTTATAACTACTAATAAATTATTAGAAGCCCAAAATTCATTAACTGAAGAATTAGGAGTAGCAGCCCAATTTACTGGTAAGCAAGCTGAAGATTATACTCGTTTAACTAAATTAATAGGAATATCTAATAAAGCAGCCGCTGATATTACTCGTTTAGGGTTAATAAATAATAAATCAACAGAAGCAACTACTAAAGCAATATTAAAAGGAGCATTTGCTTCTCAAGTACAATATAATGTTGCTTTAAATAATAAGGATATACTTGAAGATATAAGTAAATTATCCGCAGGTATATTGGTTAAATTCCAACAAAACCCTGAAGCATTAGGTAAAGCAGTAGCACAAGCTAAAGCATTAGGTTTAACATTAGATCAAGTTGATAAAATTGGTGAATCCTTATTAAATTGGGAATCATCAATTGAAAATGAATTAAGAGCCGAGCTATTAACTGGTAGAGAATTAAATCTAGAAAGAGCAAGAGCAGCAGCATTAACAGGAGATCAAGCAGCATTAACTAAAGAAATAGCATCTCAAGTAGGTACGTTAAATGATTTCCAAAAATTAAATGTATTAGCTCAAAACTCATTAGCTCAAGCATTTGGTTTAAGTAGAGATGAGTTAGCTCAAACATTATTAGATCAAGAGAAATTTAAAAAGTTAGGTGATACATCAAATAAAACACTTCAACAACAATTTGAATTACTAAAAGCATCAGGTGAACCTATTGATAGTGTACTATACAAACAATTACAACAACAATCAGCACAGGAAAAGTTTAATAATACTGTTGAAAAATTACAAGA